GCGCAGGCCCCGGGCGAAGCTAAACGGCCCGGAAAAACTTTTTGGAGTCTGCGCGTTTTTTGGGCTCGCCAGCACCGCAGGCGTCAGGGGTGCGTCACAGTACCTTCGGCCGCGCTGCGTGGCCGTGGTGGCCTCTGTGAGGCCGCGTGCCGCGTCTTTTTTGTGCGCTGGTGTTGGCTTGCCTCGGTGTGCCCGGCCGCCTTGGCGGGCGTCCTGCTGGCCGTGGCGGCGGCCCGTGGGTCACAGGCCGAGGGCTCGCTTCATGTGGTGGTCGAGGCGCTTGGCCGTCTCGGTGTTGAGCCTCAGCATGATGGCCTCGTTGGTGCGGTCGCTGGTTATCATCTGCGGCACCGAGATGGTGGTCATCTTCTGGATGTCGGTGCGGGACTTGCTCATGCGCTGGAATGGGATCCAGCTCGTGCCGTCGGCTTTTGTGTTGCCTGTCCCCATGAGGATCCAGTGAGACCGCTGCGAGTACGGCCCGCCCTTGGTGCGGGTGTTCTTGTAGCGGCCGATGACCTTCTTGCTGCCCTTGAGGATCTGCGCCTTCAGGGTGTAGCTCTTGCCAGCCGGCGGGGCCTTGGGCGTCATGCCGAAGTGCACAGGGGTCAGGAGTCGGCCCTTGTAGACGAGGGTGAGCTCCTCGATGGTCTCGCCTGTGATGCGGATGCTGCCCGCCATCTTCTTCGGCTTGCCTCCACTGGACGGCGTGATCTCGCCCTTCTTGATGTTGTAGACTGCCGTGACCTCCTGTGCTATCCAGCCTGGGGCCCGGGCCTTCACGTCCTTCACAGTGCTGCTGATGGCCTTGCGGCCGCCGGCCTCAATGGCCTGCACGTCTGCGACGAGCTGCCGCAGGTTTTCGATCTGGATGGATATGCTGCCGCCCGCCATGGTCGTCACCTCCTTCAGGGGAAAAGAAAAAAGCCGCCGGGCTTCTTGTGGTTGCCCGACGGCTTTCTCGCTGTCGTTGTTCGGTTGTTGGGCGGGTGTCCGTCGGACGGCTCCCCGGCGTTGTCCGGGTGTCCGGCGGTCTTTCGACATGGTACAGTGTAGCACAGGGCGCTACTGCCGTTCAATGGATTTTACTGCCCTTTACTGCCTTTTACTTCCCTTTACTGCCGGGGCCTCTGTCTCCTTCAGGATCTCGGCCATCCGCAGCAAGGCGCGGCCGTGGGCCTTGTATGTCCTGTTCTGGTAGCTGTCTATCCTCTCGAGGTAGTCCTGCCGATCACTGAACAGGACGGCACAGATCCCGTCCCAGTCTGCCCGGTCGAAGTAGCGCAACCGCAGCACGGCGCGCTCGTCAGGGTTTTCCACCTGCCGGATCATCGCCTCGAGGGCGGCGCGTTCCTCGCGCTCCTCGGCGAGCCGTTCCTCGATCTGCTCCTCGAGCTCCATCTTCCGCAGCACCATCATCCCGGTGCGGTCGGTCGGTGTGCCGGAGCCCCGGGGCATACCCGTCATGTCAGGGCCGGGCGGCGCGGCCATGGAGATCTCCATGCGACCGAGGCGCTCGTACTGGTTATCTATTTCGCGGAGCAGGCGGGTGTATTTCCCGAGCCGCTCCTTGATGTCGTGAGTGATCGGCTTGTCGCTCATTTAGGTCAGGGCGTCACTCCTGTCCACCTCCTTCCTCGTCAGGGTCGAAGATCCCGGCGATCTCCTCACGCGAGAGCTCCCGGCCTTGACGGACGCAGCGCACGTTATTGTCTCCAGTGGTTTTGATGTAGCGCCGCACGATCACGTCGCACCATTTCGGTTCGAGCTCGATCATGGCGCAGGTTCGCCCGGTGTTCTCGCAGGCTATGAGCGTCGAGCCTGAGCCTCCGAAGAAGTCGACCACGAGCTCGCCCGGCCGGCTGCTGCTCAGAATAGCCCGCTCGCACAATGCGATCGGCTTCGGCGTTGCGTGGCCGCCTGCGTCGTCTCTTTCTGCTGTGTTTGTGATCGGGAAACGCCACACATCGGTCATTATGTCGTGCTCGTCGCTGTCGTTGTGAGTGTTGTCGAAGAAGGCGCGCAGCTCCATCGCTTCTGCCTTCATGTTCTGGTATGCCTCGGACGGCTTGTTGCGCAGCTTCATCACTTGATCGTGTGGCAGGCTGAAGGCTCGGCCCTTAAATGCCTGCTGGAGCTTTTTGTAGTGCCACTCCGGGATCGGTGTGAACTGCGATTTGCTAAACCAGTGCCCCCACATTTGAACGCCGGTGATCTCCGTGAGCTGCTTGGCCTTGAGCCCGACCTTCTGAGCCTCTCCGATCATATAATCGAGGATCGCCTCGTATGCGTCGTTGAAATGGTCTTTGTTATTATTGAAGCCTTCTACGCCGCACATAACAAAGAGGCATTTCTCGGTTTCCCTCGGGTAGCTCCGCATGAGCTCGCTGTTGACGCCGAAGGCTGAGTGCTTCGCCCATGTGATGTAGTTTTTGAACGTGATCTGGTTCGCGGCGATCATCGGCCGAAGGATGAAGGCGTAAATATCCATGAGCGGCTCGTCGATGCCCCAGCAGTACCAGCTCCCGTTTTCCTTCAGGAT